GGCTCAGGTTTCAGCTATACGAAGCCAGTCATTCGAGGGCGGTGGTTTTACTGGTAATGGTTCACGCTCTGGCGGTGTAGATGGAAAAGGTGGTTTTCCTGCTATACTTCACCCCAACGAGACAGTTATAGACCACACAAAACAAAGAAATGGCACAAGCGCAAAACAGCCTATAGTGGTTAATCAAACAATAAACGTTACTACTGGTGTACAATCTACAGTAAGAGCCGAGATCAACAACCTTATGCCTACCATTGCTGAGGTTACAAAGTCGGCTGTATTGCAGGAGACTGCTTTAGGCGGTTCATACCAAGCACAATTACAAGGCAATTAAGATGGCTATAACATACCCTGTAGACTTTCCGACAATTAACAGCAAATCTATTGTCCAAAAGTGTTCATTCAAATTGGTTGAAAGCGCGGCTATAACACAATCAGCAACTAACTTTCTCCAATTGACTACTAGTTTCGGTCAGGCAAGATGGGAAGCAGAGATAACAATCAGACCGCTCGATAAAGATGAGGCTAAAGTTTTTACGGCTTTTTTGGCATCATTGCGAGGCGTTACAAAAACATTTCTGTTTGGCAACCCGATAATGAGTTACGACACAAATATTCCAGTTGCAACTATATCGCAAACATCACAGGGTGATACTCAGGTTTCTATTGATGTAACAGCAGGGCAAGACTTGAAAGCAGGTTCGCATTTTCAAATTGGTAGTAATTTGCATATGATTTTAGAGGATGTGCCATTATCAGGCGGTTCTCAACTGACTGAGGTAACCCCACCGATTAGGTCAAATTTCGGTACAGGTAATATAACTACAAACAACCCAGTAGGTAAGTGGCGATTAGCTACTAATGACATTGGGTGGGATATTGACGTTTCAAGCCGTTATGGTTTTTCGTTTGCTTGCGTAGAGGTAGTTGCATAATGCCTAGAGGAATAACTTCTAGTGTTGTAAATTCACTTGCAGATGGTCATATAAGAACTGCAATGAATATAAAGATGAGCTTTGGCACTGCCTTGCAACTTACAACATCTAATCAGACGAACACTATCCCTTCATTGGGTACTTTTAGTCCGACAAATGGTGTGCTGTCTGTTACTGAGGTCAGAGATACAGAAGATTTAGCCGCATCAAATTTAACTATACAACTTTCAGGTTGTGACCCTGCTTTGGTTAATGCCTCAAAAGGAACAAATTTACAGGGCACAGCAGTTCAAATTTGGCTTGTTATTTTAAACGATACCACTGGCGATACTGTGAATGCCCTGCATTATTTTACTGGCTATATAGAGAACACTGTCTATATGCAGTCTGCGGAAACAATTACAATATCAGTTGCTTGTCAGAACTTTTTAGCTAGATTAAACGATAGAAATGTAAGAAGGTACACAGACCAAGACCAGAAAGATGTTTTTTCTGCCGATAAGGGCTTGGAGTTTGTAGAACAAATACAAGAAAAGACACTAGTTTGGGGTGAATAATGAAATACGCTAGAGAAACCATTGCAACAATTAAAGAAGACATTGCGCCGCTCGTTCAAGCTACCTACGATGAAGTCGAAATAGATAGAGATAAACTTGAGTTTAATCTCAACTGGGATATTTATCACAAGCTAGAAGAATTAAATATATTGCACATATACACTGCAAGAGTTGACGGCAAGATGGTTGGTTATTTGGTTTTGATTTCTAGCCCATCATTGCATTGCTCTGAACATTTAATGGCAAGTAGTGACGTTATTTACATTCACCCTGAACACAGAAAAGGTAGAGCAGGCGCAAATATGATTAAGTATGCCGAAGAAGATTTAAAATGTCGCGGTGTTTCTGTAATGATAGTAGCAATGAAAGCACATGCGCCATTCGATAAGTTACTACAGCGTGTTGGGTACACTTTCGCTGAAAAGACATATCAAAAATTTATAGGTGCTAAATAATGGCGGCGGCTGTTCCCTTTCTGCTTGGTGCAGGTACGGCGGTGGCGGTTGGTGCTAGTGTTGTTGTAGCTGTTGCGGTAGGTGTTGGGACTGTTGCAGTTATGGATTACATGATGGACGCGGGAATGCCAGAGGCTTACAGTCCACAGGCGCAAGAAGATACGATGTCAAGCAGGAATATAACAGGCAAAAACCCGACTGCACCAAGGGAAGTCGTATACGGGACAGCGAGAAAAGGCGGTGCTATTGTTTGGCAACATGTACATGGGTCAGACCCTTACACTGATTCAGATGAGTTTTACAACATGGTAATCGCTTGGCATCATGGAGAGGCAGAAGAAATTACTAAGATTTATCTCGGTGATGAAGTTGCTTGGGAGGATGGATACTACAAAGGGCGATTTGCATCAAACAACACAAGCAGTTCTATTGGCGAGAAAATAACAATCTACAATAAGTTAGGACTGAACAACCAAAGTGCTGTAACAGTTGCAGGCACAGCGTCAACATGGACTACTAATCATAGAATGCGAGGCATAACTTATAGCCGATTAAAGTTTGAATATGATGTCGATCAATATCCAAATGGCGCACCAAAAGTTACTGCTGAAATTAAAGGTCGCAAAGTTTATGACCCTAGAGATTCATCACATACATTAAATGCGCCTAGCAGTTGGGATTGGTCAGACAATCCAGTTTTATGTTTGTTAGATTATTTAAAAGAAGCCGCATATAAAGATTGGGGTGCAGAACTGGCGGCAGATTTGTTTGATATGGATCAAATAGAAAGCGCGGCAAGTTATTGTGATGGGACAACAGGCTCTGCCGATAAGGCAAGAAAAACATATTCTTGCAATGGTATTATCAACACTAGAGCAACTGTTAAAGAAAACATTAAAAACCTTTTAAGCTGTATGCACGGCAAGCTATTATTTGTAAATGGAAAATTTCAGATAGTACCTTATAGAATGCAATCCACAGTTACCCCAATTCTAAATGAAGATATGATTGTTGGCGATTTTATTGTTTCTAACTCTAACCCGCGAAGAGTAGCTTTCAATGAGGTTCGTGGAGAATATATCTCTAAAGAGGCAGGATATATAAAGACTGAATACCCGCCTCAAAGAAGCAGTACATATCAAACCGAAGATGCAGATAATTTGAGAAAAAATCTTAATCTGCCATTCACAACCGATAAGCTACAAGCGCAGAGGCTTGCGGTTCTTGCATTGAAGAAAAGCAGAATGCAAAAAACAATAAAAACAACAATAAATGCAAGAGGTATTGATTACGCTATTGGTGATAACATTTTGGTTACTAATACAGCACTCGGAATCACTGAAAACATTTATCAAATAACTAGCTTACGCTTGCAAAGCAATGAAACAGGGATAACTATCTCTCTTGAAGCAAGAGAAAATACATCAGAGATTTACAGTCAGCTGTCGAGCACAGAAGAATTATATACCACAGGCACAAGCACGAATATACCAGTTAGGTCAGTCGCACCAAGAGTTAATCCTGACACAGTAACCATTGGTGCAGTTCCGTACAAAATTAATGATTCATACTCTACAGGTATTGCTATCAGTTGGGATCATCCACCTGCTTTAAATTTAAACTATTATCGAGTTGCTGTCGGTGAGGGCACAGGTGTAGCAACTTGGAAATTTAAAAAATACACTACTACTAATAATTACATAACAATACCAAATGAAACTGGGCAAGCAAGTCTCAAGATTAGCATATATGCTTATGGTATAAATCAATCTAAAAGCACTGAAACCCTCAAAACATTTAGCAATGGCTTGCAGTTTGATGGTACAGGAGATCTTCCTTTCATCATTTATGGTGCAACAAGTTTTGTACCGAGCGATGCTCATTTTCAGGAATATTTTGGCAGAGCACCGCAGGATGGTGACGAAATAACAATTGTTGAGTTAGACGATAATGGCATTGCTATAGATTCAATAATATACACATACACTAACCCAATTACCTTACACGCATCGCCAGATAATCAAAAAAATTATAGTGTAGAATTACAAGGAACAAGAAGTGCAGAACAGCTATGGGTTACTCATATCATGGATGCAGATACGGCAGGAGAAGATGTAACTTGGACTACTGCAATTACTAACTTCGAAACCAATTCTACATTGTCTGGTTCTACATTTTTTCCTGTTGACTTTGGTGATATGCCACAGATGTCTGCATTGCGAATAGTAACTAATATTGCTAAAGCATCTCATGCCACCCTAAACCCTGTCAATGATAAATCATTGCCTGTTGCAGACCAGTTCCCAGTAGATGTTGCCTATGTCAAATATGATGTAACTGTTACAGCTAACTGGACTATAGGTCAATCACTACAACAAAGGTCTCAAACATTTCCTGTACATTTGCAGGTAACTGGATATTTGGATGCTTAAATATGTCATTTATTGAACGAACAAAACATGTCTCTGGAAATATGGTCATTGATGGCACATTGACTGCCGACCATGTAAAAACTGACAGCTTAACAGCAAATAAGTTTAAAGGTGCAACCGAAGAAGAATATTTTAACTCTTTTGACGATACGACTATAGGGTTCAATGCTCTAACTGTTGTACATGAGTTTGACTTTCCATCAACTGAACTAGATTTGGTTAAAGGAAGGCATATTACGGTTGAGTACAATGCTAAACTAGCTACAGGACAAAGTGGTACAACCTCGCCTACAGTTACATTGCAGACAGAAATTAAAGTCCCAGATGCACCAAGTTACAGAGGCATAGGCATTGGCTATCACAATAGTTTCCCATCACAGGGAATGCAGAGAATTGAGTTCAATGGCAACGTAGTTAATCGTTTTGGTTGTGGTAATGTTGGTGCAATTAGTTCTTATAGGCTTTATAGAAACTTACATTTTAGGCAAAATGTTGAGCAAGCAGAGTTAGTGCAAAACCCAACTTTCAGTGGAATATCTAACTGGATTGGTTCTGGCGGCACTCTTTCATCATATTTTGGCTCATCTGCCTCTATAGCTCAAGACACTAACGCAGATAGAGCATATTTTTATCAGGCAGTGACAGTAGAAGTTGGCAAGAAATACAGGTTCAGCGGTCAAGTCTACCCAAGTCCATCAACTTCAACCTCACAATTGCACGTTTCAACAAGCAGTGATGTTGCTAATGCCTTTATATCATCAGACACTTTTCAAGCAAGTGGTGGTACTCAGACTTTTAGTGAAGAATTTATCGCTACAACTACTACAGTTTATGTAATGGGTGAAGCTACCTCAGCAACCAATAACCAGTATGCAGTGTTTGACAACTTTACCCTTAAAGAATTACAAGAAAAAACCTATGTCGATGTTAGCACAGCAAGTGGGCAAATTGTTCCAACTGGTGGCAATGCTTATGTGTATCATCATCCATTTGGTGCTACATCATCAGGAGATTGGGCGGTAGTTGATACTAGGCAGATAAGTTATCGAACCGTCCCTTATACCCATTATCTGCAGTTGACTAGCGAAGTATATCTTGGCGCAGAAAGTATTACATACGAATGCAGATTACGGGTAAAACACTTATCTTATGGCGATACACTAACAACTGAGCCAAGCAAGGTTTTGATGCAGAGCAGAATGATTGGAGAGCAATCAATATGATTATAATAGGATATGAGTCACGCTTAGAAGATGACCCGTACTCAGAAGAAATTGTAGTTAGCCGCCATGATACAAAAGAACAGGCTAATTCTGCGATGATAGAGTTACGTATAGCACAACAAGCAAACGACAATCTGATACAATACTTTTATGCGTTAGATAAAACAGACACAGAATATAAAATCACTGGCGTAGTGGATAAAGATAAACCACTACCTCCAACAGCACCAGATGGCGAGGGATAACATGAGCGCAGGCAAATATGATATTACAATAGATCAGGGTTCAGACTTTAAACTAACTCTGGTTATTAAAGACGGAAGCGCGGTGCGTAACCTAGACGGGCATTTCGCTAGAGGGCATCTTCGAGCGTCAATGGATACTGCACAATACTGGGCGTTTGATTTTACTGCCAGTAGTTACGACAGCAATGGTACTCTGGTGATGAAGATGGCAAATGATGTGGTTGCAAACAATGGCAACACAACACTCAGCGAAGGCAACTATGTTTACGATGTAGAAATATACACTACTAACGATGCGACTGTAGAGCGCATCCTACAGGGAAAGGCAAAGGTCACTAGAGAGGTGACTAGATAGTGGGCGTTTCTGTCACAGAAAATGTGACAACTGTCACAGCGACTGGCGATGTAACTGTAGAGATTACAGAAAACACCACCAGTGTTGCCGTGTCTGATAACACTGCGACCCTTACTGTTACACCTAGTGAAACATCTGTATCTGTATCAGGTAACACAACAGCTATTAATGTCACCAGTGCAGACACTGCAATTAATGTCACAAGCGACTCTATTGGCACAAGCGGCAACCAGAGAATCGAACAAGGCACACTTTATATCGAGCTAGATAAAGACGCGGGTTACACTGACGGCGTTTTGAAAGACATAAGCAGAGGCTTGTTGCGATTAGCAACTACAAATAGAAGTAATGCGGGTCAATTTATACAACTTTCAGACAGTGCAACAGCTAACTGGAATACTTCTGGTGGTATTGGCATGCGTACTAATATATCTGCGAGTAGTTTATTTATAGGCGCAGTAAGTTGTGGCCTGCACTTTACTGCCTCTGGTAGTTCTGCGTTCATTTTGCCCTGCGATGAGCAGGGAGCGAATAAAACAAACATTAATTTAGGTGCTTCGTATCTTCCATTTAAAGATATATATTCACAGGATGGCACAGTATCCACATCAGATAAAACAAAGAAACAAAATATAGAAGAACTGAGTGAAGCTGAAAATAATGTGGCTTTAGCTTGTAAGCGTTTGCTTAGAAAATATAAATGGAAAACAGCCGTTGAAGAAAAGGGCAATGATGCTCGATGGCATTTTGGAATCATGGCTCAAGATTTACAAACAGCATTTTCCGATGGCGGTTTAGATGCGTGTGATTACGGAGTATTTGTTAAAGAAGAAACAGAAGTTGATGGTGTTGTAGAAACTACATACGCTGTTCGCTATAATGAACTTTTAGCATTTATAATAGCGGCTTTATAATATGAAACTCGAAGATGGCGAAGCAAAAATACCTTTTAGCACAATTGTTATAGTGGTGGTTCAACTAATAGCATTGGTTGCATTTGCAACAAACCTATCAGCAGATATTCAAAAGAACGAAGCCGAGGTTATTCGTCACGATACCCGCATAAGTAATATTGAATCTACAATGCAAAGTCAGCAGGTAATACTGGCTCGAATGGATGAAAACTTGAAGCACGTTATCAAGAAAATTGATACGCTACAAAAATGAAACGCCTATTTCTACTGCTTTTTCTGGCAGTTCCTGTTGAGGCTAATGAGCAAGGTAGCCTAAACAATTATCACGGCGAGAATAGCGTAGCAAACTCTAACAACACCACCACCGATACGAGTAGCACCACTGAAAACACCTACAATGGCGCGGGCGCGGCAAGCGAAATCCCTGTAGGCTCTGCAATAAGTCCGACTTTTATGTCTAATGGTTCTGATACTTGCCTAAAAGGCATAGCAGGATCGGTGCAGACAGTTGCTATTGGCTTTAGTTCTGGCGGTTACACTTTAGACGTAGACTGTACAAGATTAAAATATTCAAGAATGCTCTCTGCTTTAGGCTTGAAGGTGGCATCTGTCTCGATTCTCTGCCAGAGTGAAGAGGTGTATAAGTCAATGCTTCTAGCGGGTTCTCCATGCCCGTTTATAAACAATGGGAGACTAGTAGCGGGGAAGCGGGGGTTAATGCTAATAAAGCAGAACCCAGAATTATACATTCCCGATTACAAAAAGAATCGGAAATATTACAACGGCATTCTCCAAATAGGTAAGGTGAGCGAAGATGTGGAAGAAGATAGCATTTCTATTAGCGATAAGTACCGCAGTACAAAGCAATGAACTTGATAACCTGATTGACAGCAGTTCTGCTATTGTTAGTCAGATTGATACTGGCGTTAAGCTAGTTGGCGCGGCAACTGATTACGCGCACACTGGTGGCGGTTTATCTGATGGCACATTGTCTAGCACAGCGCACATTAGCGCAGAGCAGGTTGATGCCTATAATTCTGCCTTGTCAAACATGACTAACTACCAGTCTTATGGCGCACCAGTGAAAGAGGTGTTAGAGAATATGGCAATAAATTCCCTAGCAGAAATGGATCAGGCTATTGGTACATTTACAGAAGTTGTTGTAGATATGATCGCAGTACAGCAGGTAGCAGAGAAAGCAGAAACAGCAAGCACCCCCAAGCAAGAAGAGGAAGTGCAGGTCTTTGTTGCTGAGAATCATGAAATGCTAACGATCACACAGGAAGAAGTAGAAACATACAATACTAGCGTTGACCAGATAGAGGCATCAGCTAACGAAGCCTCTGCCTATTTGAGTGTCGCATCTAACTCAGAAGCAACAGCATTTCTACAGCAAAACGTAGAGGATGCGAACACCACTACAGACAATGTTAATATCTTCTATGATGCCAATTCTCAATGGGTAGCAATGGGTTACAACACAACCAGAAACCTAACTGTCGTGATGCTGAATGGCTCAGGTAGCTATGGACTTGATATGTACTACAGCGAGGCAGATATTCTTGCGCTAGGTACAGAGTCAGAGTTTTATAAAACTTCACCTATAGGCATGGGCTACGATTGTTTCTTTGATATGGATTGCGAATAATGATTGAAGACAGTGAGTTAAAAATAGGCGGTCAGACATTTAAGGGCGCGTGGATTATGGTGGTTTTGGCGATTGGCTCGACCATCGGTGGTGGTGTCTGGACAGCTTCAAGCCTCTATGGAAGACTGGAAGCAGTAGAATCTGTTAGCGTTCCAGACGTAGCACCTTTGCACGAATCTATCCAACTGATAGAACAGCAACTCAAAGACAACGATATAAGCCAGTTAAGCGCGAAATTAGCCACTTTAGGCACTAACCTGACAACTATATCCTCTCAGCAAGAAAGGCTCTTAGAAATCACTACAAGCGTATCTAAGCTAGAGAAAGATATTGAGACCATGCGAGCCATTGTTGCAAAGGCTGAACTGGTCGTAGAAGATGTTAATCAGATTAAGGCTAATTGGGATACAGCCAAAACAGAGTATGACGATATATGGCAAGCGTTAGATGCACTTGCGATGCCCTTATAACAGGAGAACAAACCATGTGGATGAATTTAATAGCACCAGTAGCCAAGTTAGCAGGTGGCTACATGAAGAACAAAGCAGAAGAGAAACAAGCTAAACACAAAGCCAAAATGAGCATGATAAAGAATGATGCTGACTGGGAATCTAAGATGGCAGAGGCTTCAAATTCGTCATTTAAGGATGAGTGGTTTGCAGGAATTTTGAGTTTGCCCCTTTTGTTTATAGGGTACGCAGTTGGCGTAGATGACCCTGCTATCATTGATAGGGTGAAAGAGGGCTTTAATGCCTTAAACGAACTGCCTGATTGGTATCAGTATTTGCTTTTTATAGCAGTTAGTAGTAGTTTTGGCATCAAAGGTGCTGACAAAATAATGAAGATGAGGAAGTAAAATGACAGACCAAAAGCCAAAGGCTAAAGCAAAGCCTAAAAAAGAAACAAAGAAAGAGTGCTATTTTACAGAGCGTGAATTAAAGTGCCGCCATACTGGCGAGTACAAGTTTGATGAGGATTTTCTTGATCTGCTTAAC